TTGCCAGCCACATCCGGCGCAGCCCCAAGGTGGACGAGTCCACCTGGACGGGGGAGCCAGTGGTGAGCTGGTCGCCCCGCTCCGCAGCGGCCCAGGATTACCGGGCCTTTGTAGCGGAGTTTCTGTGGGAGGAGGCGGCAAAGTAATGGCCAAGTTTGACATCACGGCGGCTTTTCAGGCCGCAGTGGGCGCCGCCGGAAATGTGTCCAAGTTGGACACATCGCGGGAGACCATCGAGTACATCAGCCTGGACAAGCTGGAGGCTGACCCGGGCAATTTTTATAGCCTGGACGGTTTGGAGCACCTGGCGGCCAATATTGAGCTGTGCGGTCTCCAGCAGCCCATCCGGGTACGGTCGACGGAGGACGGGCGGTACGTCATCGTCTCCGGACACCGGCGTTGGTCGGCGCTCAAGCTCCTGCGCAGCACAGAGGGGAGCGGGGACCGATGGGCAAATATCCCCTGCATTGTGGAGCGGGACGAAGTATCCCCGGAGCTCCGGGAGCTGCGGCTGATCATGGGCAACAGAGATACCCGGAAACTATCACCGGCGGAGGTATCCAAGCAGGCCCAGCGGGTGGAGCTGCTGCTCTACCAGCTCAAAGAGCAGGGCTACGAGTTTCCCGGCCGTATGCGCGACCAGGTGGGGGCAGCCTGCCAGGTGTCCGCCCCCAAACTGGCCCGGCTCAAGGTCGTCCGGGAGCACCTGATCCCGATTTATTTGGAGCACTTCGACCGAAATGAACTCTCAGAACAAACTGCTTACGCTTTGGCACGGATGGAGACCGCACTCCAGGAGCGGCTGGCGAATATGTCGCCGAACCTGCCCACCGGGAGCCGGGCGGAGGAGCTGCTGGGGATGGCTCAAAACGGCACCGACTGGCGGCCTAAATTTGCATGTCCAGACGGCAGCCCATGTAAGAGGGGAGACGCATTCCTGCGGCACGATCTGGAGTGCAGCTATGGTGAGCTGTGCGGGGGGCACACCTGCTGCCTCAAATGCTATCGGGGCACCTCCCGGTATGATACCTGTGAGCGTGCTTGTTCCAAGGCCAAGGCCGCCCGAAAGGAGCAGAGGGACGAGGAGGAGGCCAGGGAAGCCAAGCGCGAGGCGGAGATCCAGGCGGAAATCCAGAAAAATGTGCAGCTCCGGGCCAAGAGGCTGGCCGCGGCCGCAGATGCCGCTGGGCTGGAAAATGAGGCATCCATCCTCGTCTCAGAGTATGGACGGGGCCTGACAGTCGGGAAACTGCGGGATTGGGCCGCAGGCCACTTTGACCAGGATGATAAACTGTATCCCAGTACCCTGAGCCCCAAAGACTACAGCGACCCTGCCATGCTTGCCGAGAAGCTGGGGTGCTCCACGGACTACCTGTTGGGCGTCACGGATCAGTTGATGCCGGCGGCTCTATCCACGGATACAGATCTGGAGACGGACGGCCCCTGGCACTGGTGGCCGGAGCAGCCGCAGGAGAGCGGTCTGTACTGGTGTATCACGGGCCCCATGAGCCACGGCGGGAGCCTGTACTGGTGGAACGCTGAGGAGGAGCAGTGGGAGCACCCGGCCATGGCTTTCCGGGTGGTGCCGAGCGTAAGACTTTGGATGAGGTGTCCCCAGTTGCCAGAGAGCATGAGCTGGGAGAGACAGGAGGTACAAGATGGCGAAAAGTAAGAAACCACACCGCCGCCCCGGGCCGGGCAAGCCCCAGGGCGCGACCTATGCCCAGATGCTGGCCCACAAGGCGGCCGTCCGAAAGGGGCTGGAGCAGGCCGCCCGGGACGCCACGGTGCAGGTACAGGCGGATACCCATACCCAGCGGGCCATGTGGCTGATGGTGTGCTCCATCGCCGACGCCTATGGCTTCGGCCCCAAGCAGCTGCAAAAGTTTTTCACCGCGCTCCAGGACAACACGGACGAGCTGGAGCGGATGCGTGCAGAAGTGGACGAGGAATATGCCTTTGAAAAGCTCCGCCAGAAGGCGCAGGCGGTCACTGGCATGGAGGTGCATTACCTCTATGAGCAGGAGGCTCTGCTGGCTGAGATGCAGGCGGCCAAGGAGGGGGTGTTAGCCCATGAGTAAGCGGATAATCCAAACCACACCCAGCGGCGAGTGGGGTATCCCCGGTGTGGATCTGGCAACCCTGCCGCCCAGGGTGTACGGGGCACTCTGCAAGCTCAAGGACATGGAGGCGCTGCTGGAGGTCATCAACTCTCCAGCAGTTCGGGCGTGGGAGCGGGACGACGCCATCGAGCAGTTGATCTGTATGGGCAACTAAGGAGCCGGAGATGGAGGCGCGAAAATGAAAGTACCTGCAGAATTTGAGGACGTGTTCCAGGGTGTCGAGTTGACGGAACGCGAAATCGGATTTTTGACCTGGCTGGCAGGGTGGGATAGACGCACGATTGAGAATCTTAAATCGCTGATCCAGAAAATCCGGGCCACACGGGTAATCGGTAATGCCCTCCAGACCAGCAACGAGTCGCTGGCACCATCGGCCAGCCGCCAGCCAGGGGGAGCGGAGGCGAAGGAATGAAAAAGACCAGCATTAAAGAACTACGGAGTTTCTCAAAAGCGGAGCTAATCCGATATGTGCAATATGTGGAAGGAGAACCGCTGCGGGCACATCACACCGCTGCGCGCACATATATCTACGAGCTGCGTCTGGAGAGGGTCAACAAACGGTACGATGCAGCAGTAAAGAAACTAAGCTCCCTGACTCAAGGAGACAAGACTTTGCAGGGGCTTGTGGAGTGGACAAAAGCCCATGAAACAGTCTCCCGCTGCATAGCCGAGTTAGAGCGGTTGGAAAAACTGCTTTATGGCTAGCAGTGAGGCTCCGGCCCTCTGCCGGGTGGAGATTACCCGCTCCACCCGCCTCTTCTTGCTTTGCGGGTGTCTGGCCTGAGCCGGGTGCCCGGCAGAGGGCCGGAGACAGCTTCAGTGGGGGCGAGAATGGACAAGGACAAGTGTTATGGATGCCGCTGCCAACAATGCCGGTGGCGTGGGGCCGGGAGCCTATGTCATTATAACGAGCATGGGGAGCATACCAGCCGGTGCTCATGGTGTAGTAGAGCGATACGCAGGCTTAGCCCGGAGCTGCCCGAATGGAAGACGGCGAGCTTCACATGCAAAGGATTTGAAAGGAGGTGCTGAACGATGGGAGGGGCGATTGATAAACAAACGATGCTAGGTCTTATCATCGATGCAAAGCGCACAGACTCGGAAACAGGCAGTTTTGCAGAGTGGCTTGCGGAGTATCTGGCGGAGCATATGCCCACACTCACCCCGCCGAACGAGTGGAGGGGCGTGGAGGAGGGACTGCCGGAGATTTATCTGGACGAAGAGGGAAATAACATACCGTTCCTCGTGTGCGGGCCTGATTCAAAGTACCCATTCCGTGCGTTATTCATCGGAAACTCTTGGTTTAATGGATGGGATCCGGTTGAAGTCACCCACTGGATGCCGCTTCCTGCGCCGCCTAACCGTCGCCCTTCGGAGGTAGCGCCATGAGATACCAATACACCCGCCAAGAGCTGGAATCCATCACCCAGGAGACCGCAATCTACATTGAGGGAGCGGGGATAGCACAGCTCCAATGGGACGGCCTGGAGATTGCAGAGGGGTGCAGGGATGGATACCTGTACTGCAAGCACATCAAGCCGTTTGCAATGGAGCTGTACGGCAAATACTGGACGGCCTGGGATGGGCCGCCGGAGGAGGAAACTGCATGGGCCTAGAATACCCCTGTGTCTACTATAAGCCTGGTGGTCTGTGTGAAAAGTACAGCACAGACGGCATAACATCGTATTGTGTGCAAGGCCCTTGCCCGGATCAGAGCCTATCCAACTCTGACCGCATCCGGGCCATGGGCGACGAGGAGCTGGCAACCATGCTCAACCGCTTTGCAGAGGGTGAGGATGCACCGCACTACTGCAGAAACCTGCCGGAGTGCAACACAGACATGGAAGCAGACAACCTGATCCCATTGGAGCGATGTCAAGCGTGCCTGCTCCACTGGCTGCAGCAGCCGGCGGAGGGAGATGTGAGTGATGCCCGAATATCGTAGATATCAACGAATACCGGCGGAGCTGTGACAACTGCTTCTGGCATGATGGTGCCAACGGGGCCTGTAAACACCCTGGCGGCTATGAGTGGGACATGAAGTTTTCCCGCTGTGCCACATTCCGCTGGCGTAATGGATATCCGGCGAGTAAAACACAGGGAGGAGAGGAGCATGATACACAACTATGAGGGTTTTGAGCAGACGCTGGCCGGGTCAGAGCTGGTCCCGGTGCTGGTGGTGCGGGTGCCGGTGATGAGCGCGGAGCAGAAGGCCGGGCTCCGGGCGGAGATCGCGTCATCCATCCTGGACGGCCTGCTCCTGCTGGAGGACGGGCTGGCCTATCAGGTGGTGGATCTCCCACTGCCCCGGGAGTGGACACCGCTGCTTCAGGAGGAGCCAGAGCCCGAGCCGCCAAGGCCCACCGGGCGGAATGCGGCGGAGAAGCGGGAGATCCTGGAGCGGCTCCGGAGATACCGGCAGAAGCGCGGGTTGGGCTGCTTCGCGGCCCTGGCCAAGGCGTGCGGGGAGGGTGTGACCGAGACCACTCTCCGCAACCTGTACCATGGAGATGAGGTGCAGCCCATCCAGGTGTGGCGGCAGGTGGGCGCCGGCCTGGAAAAACTGGGCGTGTCCAAGTTGGACACGCAGAAAGAGGGGGATGTTGATGGGTAACAAAAATCTGCGGCGGCTGCGCTGTCTGGTAACGGCGCAGACCATGGGCAATCTGGAGCGGCTGGCCCAGATGGACGGGTGCGGTGATGTGGGCCGCATGGTAGACAAGCTGACCCGGGACAAGATGCTGGCCCTCCGCCAGTCTGTCGTCGGGCCATGGGCGGCCCACTACATGGCCCGCTTTAACCAAGTGGACTGATGGCCGAGGGGCCGTGGTATTGCACATGCCAGAGGGCGGGGCCCCTGGTCAAAGAGTGCCGGGCGATTCGTCCCCGGCTGGCCCGCACGGACTCCAGGGAGGACCGGCGGGATAAAAATGAGATCATCCGCTCACCGCACTCAGCGGTGTGCCGGAGTCAGGCCGACCGGCTAGAGCTGAGGCTTGCGCTGTTCGGCTTTGAGGGTACACATTACACGCTCACCTATGATTCAGTCCATCTTCCACGAACCTTTCGGGAGGCTATGGCCACCAAGCGGGCCTTCATGGCCCGGGCGCGACGATTCAATGAAGGCCAGCCCTTTGACTGGGTTACCTGCGTGGAGGGACTGCACGGAGACCACCGCTACCACATCCACCTAGTTCTGCGGTACAGTGATTTCCCGCCGGCCGTGGTGCGCCACCTGTGGCGGGCCGGGGAGGTGGACGACGAGCCGGTGCTCATGCCCACCGGAGGCTATCGCCGGCTGGCAGAGTATCTGACCAAGGAGCGCACCGACGGCATCATCATCCCCATCGGGCGGCGGCCGTGGAACTGCTCCAGGAGCTTGTCCCAGCAGTTGCCTCCACCGGAGCGATGGAGGGATGAGAGCGGCGTCATCGACATACCGGACGATGTGCTGTGGGCCAGGCGAGGCGAGCGGTCCAACTCGTTCGGGGCATACGCATACGCCAGCTACATACAAAGCAATTCTTTTTTTAATTTGTCGCGCGCGCCCGCGTGCGCGCCCGCGCGCATTCAATCTTGAAATCTAGTGGAACAATAGACACACGGAGGTGAAACCCATTGCAAGGAACCCGCGAACGTGGTAAACTAGTCCTGAAGGATGGATGGGTTATCTGTCCCAAGTGCAAGACGATGAAACTCCTGCGTCTGCCGCCGGACGGCAAAGTGAAAGCCTATGTCTATTGCCGGCACTGCAAACAGGAGCGATATCTGGATATCGATTTGAGCCTGAGCCAATGAGCCTGAGCCACATGGTCCGCATGATGCGGCCCGTGTCGGTTCAGGCTTTTTGTTTCGTCCGGAGGTGTGTGCCGTGCTGCTGAAACTCTGTGCCAAATGCGGGGCGGCGACGCCCAACCACAACGCCATCTGTGACCGGTGCGCGGAGCGCTTGCCAGCGATGCAGCGGGAGCGACATGCAGGCTATGACAAGCACCGCGACCCGGCCAAGGTGGCCTTCTACCGCTCGGCGGCCTGGCGGACCCTGCGCCTCCGGAAGCTGGAGTCCATCGGCTACCGGTGCGAGGAGTGCGTGCGGGAGTGGCAGGCCGGGCTCCGGCGCGAGGAGGACATCGAGCTTGCCACGGAGGTGCACCACATCGAGCCCCTTGAGGTCAACTGGGCCAGGCGGCTGGATATCACCAACCTCAAGGGCGACTGCAAGGCCCACCACAGCGCCGAAGAGAGCCATCACAAGCGGCCCAGGGGCGGGTCAAAAAGTACAGGCGGACGGCGCGCTTGACCGCACGGCCTCTGTTTTGCGGCAAAAACTCCCCGATGGAGGGAAACGTCCCCCGGCGGCCGGGGCGGGATTGGTCTTTTCAGCCGTCGCCCGCGCGCAGCCTGGGCGCGCACGAGACAAAACCGGCCGAAAAAAGGGCAAAAATCGCGCCCTGGAATGTGTCCGACTTGGACACATCGGGCGGGAGAGGAGGATCGTCACATGCCCAACCCACGCGAACCCATCAACATCCTGCTGGCGAAGGGCCGCAAGCATCTGACCCAGGAGGAGATCCAGCGGCGCATGGCCACCGAGCCCACGGCCCCGGCCGACGACATCCAGCCGCCGGACTACCTGTCCAAGAAGCAGCGGGAGGAGTTCTCCGCCCTGGCGGGGGAGCTCCAGCGCATCAAGATCATCGGCAACGTGGACGCCGGGGAGCTGGCCCGGTACGTGGTGGCCCATGGCTTCTACGCCAGGTACACCAAGCTCCTGCGCACCCTGCCC